AGCTGCGCTATTACAGCTAGGTGGTAGATTCCCACAGATTAGGGTGAACCAGTGGAAAACTAGAGGTATTCCTGCAAAGATTAAATTGCAGTACCCACATATCTTTCTGCGTAAAGAATATAAGAATTGTGCGATCTAAGAAGTAGGTCGTGTGGTCGGTGCTGGTGACGTACATCAGATTTTTCTATCTCCGTTTACCCTCCTCTTAATTGAGGGGGGATTTTTTTTAAGCTGGCATAGAAATAATGTTTGACTAATATATTTTGCGATAATTCTAGGGAATATAACGCACCTAATTGTTGCGGACCAGAAGCACAATTTTTCGAGGCTAAATAATGAATACACAATCTCAACGCCTTTTGGCACACTTAGAAGCTGGCAAGACAATCTCACGCCTACAATCTCTTACCGAACTAGGCGTGTTAGAGCTATCAGCTCGTATCTGCGAACTAGAGAAGCTAGGCTACGCTATCCAAAAAACATGGATAACGGTAACAAATAGGTTTGGTGAGGAAATAAAGGTTAGGGAGTATTGTATGGAAAAATAATGTTTGACTAATACTTTACTTTAAAATAATATAGCCCTATCACTTGGAAGTGATTAACTTTAGTAGGGCTTCACATGCTAACTGGCGGTTACTAAGACCGTTCTTCCAACTACCTAAAAAGTAGAGTTAGCAGGTGAAGCCTTTTTCATGGGTGAAACAAATGAATAAATATCAAGAAGCGTTACGCAAAGCTAGAAAAATTCCGCTAGGCAAGAAAACTCCAGAAAAGTGCAAGGCTGTTCATGAATGGGTATTAGCTGTTAAGCAAATGCTCAAAGGGGAATAGCATGGCTCGCATAAGAACTATTAAACCTGAGTTTTTTACTAGCCATGACATTGTTTCATTGACGCCACTTTCACGCCTCTTTTACATATCTTTATGGTGTGAATCAGATAGAGAAGGTCGGTTAAATTGGAATACTCGCACATTTAAAATGCGTTATTTACCCGCTGATGATTGTGATATTGATGAACTAGCAAATGAGTTAATTGAAGCTGGCTTAATTATTATCTATGAAATTGATGGTAAAAAATATGCTGAAATTCCATCATTTAAAAATCATCAAGTAATTAACAATCGTGAAACAGATAGCATTATACCTTCACGCGTGAAAGTGGCGTGTAAACGTGTGTTAGCGGAAGGAAGGAAGGAAGGAAAGGAAGGGAAGGAATCCGCGTCACGCGAAACATCTTTACCCTCTGATTTTTCTATTAGCGAAAACGTAAAAACATGGGCTATTGAAAAAGGGCATACAGATTTAAATTTACACCTAGAACATTTTAAGGGCGTTTGTTTAGCGAAGGGTTATAAGTACAAAGATTGGGATAGTGCCTTTATGAACGCTGTAAGGTCAAATTGGGCAAAGCTAGAACTTAAAACAGATAAAGTTCCAGACTGGAAGCGAGATTTAATATGATTGATAAATTAAATAATATGCTTTCAAGATTAAATAAGGTTAAATCTAAAGGTCGTGATTCATGGATGTGTGAATGTCCAGCACATCAAGATAAATCACCAAGCCTAAAGATTGATTTAAAGAACGGAAAGATTTTAATTAAGTGCTGGAGTGGTTGCGACACGGAAAGCATTTTAAATGCGATAGGACTAGACTTTAGCGACATCTTACCTGATAGCCCACAGTTTCATCGTTCTAAAGGCACAGAGCCTACAATTTACGCTACAGACGCATTAAGAGTGCTAAAGCACGAAGCTCAAATTATTGTGCTAGGTGCTATCTACATTAAAAACAATAAACCTATTAGCGATGATGATTTAAGTTCTTTGCTTGAAGCGATGAAGCGAATTAATTATGTAATGGATGCCTCTGGAGTAAAACTATAATGGCTAATATGAAAGATATTGTTGCAAAGTTAAACGGAATTAAATTGCCAGAGGTTGATTTTGAAAAATATTATCAATCTCTAAATGAAGATAATCTAAAAATTAGGCACGTTACGGATTATCTAGATGAGATTGAGCATTACATTGAACATGGTCATGTTATTAGCGGTGCGAAGTTACCATTTAACAAAACTCATAATCTATTTAGATTTAGAGATGGTGAAGTGACATTGTGGACAGGCTATAACGGGCATAAAAAATCTATGTTACTTGGATATGCAGCTATCCAATTTATGAAAGAGCAACAAAAAGTTTGTATTGCAAGTTTTGAGATGAAGCCATTGTCAACGATTACACGGATGACAAAGCAATTTACAGAAAGCCAAACTTTACAAGAGAATGAGTTTGCTGATTTTTTAGATTTTGCTAGCGGTAAATTTTATTTATTTGACCAACAAGGTGGAATTACTCCAGAGCGTTTATATGGCGTGATTCATTACTGTGCGACTGAATTAGGAATAAAGCATTTTATTATTGACAGTTTAATGCGAGTGGTTGCCGGTGAAGATAAATACAATGAGCAAAAAGACTTTGTTGTAAAGCTGTGCGATATAGCGATAAAAACAAACATTCACATCCATTTAGTCCACCACACTAAAAAAGGCAAAGAGAGTGAGCCAAGTGGGCGTTACGATGCTAAAGGCTCTGGCGCTATCTCTGACAACGTACATAATTCTTTAGTGGTATGGTCGAATAAAGACAAAATTGCTGATATGCCTGATGTTATTTTGAAGTGCGACAAACAACGTGAGGGGGAGTGGGAGGGCAAAGTTGCATTATCATTTGACCCGATGACATTAAAATTTGAAGACGTTTACAGAGAGGTAGATTATTAATGATTAACCTTACTCACCTATTCTGCCTACACCGCTACTACTTAAAATCATGGAAGCCAGATGATAGCGGAAACTTTAGCAAGAGGCGTTTTTTGGCCGTTTGTGAGCGTTGTGGGAAACAAAAGCTGAAAGTCTATGTTGTGGGACGTGGGATTAAGCTTTAAGGCACGTTATGACAATTCACTTTAAACGCATTAGCGACTACTGCCTTCAAGCCCAAGACTACACTATCGCAAAGGTAAAGGTTTACGGGGTCTGGTCGTACGAAGTGTGGCACATGAATAAGTTTATCCGCAAGTTTGATAATTCAGATGATGCAAAAAAATATTTGATTGGGCTATTGCATAAATAAAACAATCTGTTTAAGATGGTTATAGTTTCAAACAAACGGAAAGAATAAAATGACACCAAAACAACATCACGTTAGCTACTACGACAGAAACATGAACAAGCGCACCTTTGAGGTGAAGCGCAAAGAGCCTGTAAAACCACAGGAAAGCATTGAGAGGTTTGATATTGTCTATGTTTGCCTATTGGTATTGTTCTTTTGTTTTGGCGTGTTTACTGGCTATTCTGTGAAGCCTGAAGCTACTTGCACGACAACGATAACTGATATGCAGGGAGTTGAGCATACTTTGAGAGGAAAGGCGGATTAAATGGCTATTGTATTTGATACATTATCTTTATCTGGACTTAGAAAAACTCACTTAGAGCAATTGTTAAGTTACATAGAAGCAAGAGATAGAGATGGTTGGTACTACGGAAATAAAAACCAATTTGAAAAGCGACATCAAGACCTTTTGCGATGGATTAGCATGGCTGTTGATTATGCAAATGAGGAAGGTGTTGTTTTTCCATGCAAATATTTTGATGACAATTTAGTGGATGATGAAGCAGATGCTAATTGAAACCAAGCATTTTACGATTGACACAGCAACACACACAATCAAAGCCAAGCAAGGCGAGGTAACTTTGACTGACATGGCTGTAGAAATTAACGCAGCATTGGCTACTAATATGTTACCGCCTATGATTAAAATTGAAGGCTCTACAATTACATTATTGCCTAAAGTTAATTTTATTGGTCATGGCAATAAGTCATACTTTTTTTGGAGGCCATTAAATGACTAACGAATATATTGAATGGGATGGCAATTTTATTGGCGCAGGATGTGCTGACATCATCGCCTACCGACTATCAAAAGAGGAGAGTAAATGATGGAATGGATTAAAAATTTAGGAGTATTTTCAATCGGATTTTGTATTGTTGGACTAACATTTTGGTTGGGCGGTGCTGATTTTACTGAGCGAGGCCATGAGTTAGGTTATCAATTTTATATGTGTTTTAGCGCTGGAATTCTTTCACTAATCTTTTATAAAATAGCTACTATTCTAGGACTAAACAATGACACCACAAACTAAAGAAGCGTTAGAGCAAATGATTGAATACTTTGAAAAACATGGAGGTATGGAAAATACTCCTTTTGCTGATGGAATTAACGCTTGCAAAGAAGCTCTCAAGCAAGAAGCAAGTGAGCAAAAGCCTGTTTTAATGGTACACAATAACGGCTCTCAATTATCGCTTACAAAAGCAGATGGCTCATATTTTGATATGAGTAAGCATGTAGGTGAAAAGTTTTATGCTTACCCAACCGAGTTTAAGACTCTGACGGATGATGAGATTCCAAGTTTATGGGTAGAAGCGCATCATGCAAGGGACAACAGACCTATACCTGTAATCTTTGCATCGTTGCTTAATCAAGCATTAAAGGATAAGAATCATGACTAAAGACGAAGCATTAGAGAAGGCGATACCCACCCATGATTATCTTGATGGAAGTTATGAAGCACATAAGGTTAGGAAGGCGTGTCAAGAAGCACTAGAACAACCTGCCCAATCTCCTGTGGCTGAAATTTCAGAAGGAATGTTATTTTGGAATCAGCCTGTACCAGATTTTGAAGATGGCATTAAACTCTACACCCAACCACAAGCAAAAGAATGGGTTGGATTAAACAGGTCTGAAATTGTAGATATAATCATTAAAATGGAGAATAAAACTATGGGAGATTTAGTTGCCATGGCCAGAGATGTTGAACAAGCATTGAAAGATAAAAACACATGAACTATGCAGATTCAACTGGCTTTGTTTATGGCAAAGTTAAAAAGACTAAAGACGGAACTTACCATGTGCTTTACTTATCCCCTGAAGGGTATTTTAATCCTTGCAAATCGCTTGGTGAATACGCTAGTGGAGAGATAGCTAAGAATAAATTAGAGCAATACCATGAACACATGACAAGTGCGAGGTTAGATGCTAAACAAAAATCAAACCAAGGCTCTTGGTTTATGACAAACTTTTATACAATTATTATTTTTTTAACAGTAAATCTCATTTACTGCACTTGTTTGTTTATTTATTAGTCTCATCAAATGAAACTGCCAACCTTCTATCTAAACCCTAAGACCAACAAGCAAGGTCTTTACAATCTTCTTCAGTCGCTAGATATAAACTCCTTATGGCGCATACGCATTGACGAGTATGATGAAAAAACTAGGGAACAGGAATGTAAATACCACAGTATGCTAGGTGACGTAGCTAAACAAGCCAAGCACCTTAACCAAGTGTTAGGGCTAGAAGATTGGAAGCGTTTGTGCGTGGCCCAGTACGCCAAAGACTGCATTGATAACGACATCCCTAGACTAGCGGAGTATTGGTCAAGAAATAAATTTACGCTTATGCCTAGCCTTGATGGTACATCACTGGTTACATTGGGATCGCAGACAAGGGATTTTCCAAAGTACGTGGCTTCAGGATTTATTGAATGGCTTACAGCTTACGGTGTCGAGAACAACATTAACTGGACCGACCCAAGATACCATCATGAATAAATTAAAATCGCCCGACATAAAATTAAACAAACCATTTATAATAAAACAAAAGAAATGTAAGTCTTGCAAGGAGTTATTTACTCCGCGCAATAGTTTACAATCGGTATGTGGTTTTGAATGTAGCGTAACGCACACATTAAAGCTGAAAGAAAAGCGTGAACTAAATGAAGATAAGGCAAGACGCAAGCAACACCGCGAAGCTTTAACTAAACTTAAGAGTAGATCAACTTGGTTAAAAGAAGCGCAATTAGTATTTAATCGCTACATAAGACTAAGAGATCAGCATGAATTATGTATTAGTTGTGGTAGGGATCATCAAGGCCAGTATCATTCAGGACATTACCTAAGTGTAGGTTCGCACCCTGAGTTACGCTTTGAAGAACTTAACGTACATAAGCAATGCGCCCCTTGCAATAACCACCTATCAGGCAACATAGTTTTATACAGGCAAAGACTATTACGAAAGATAGGCCAACAAGCAGTAGAGTGGTTAGAAGGAAAGCATGAGCCAAAGAAATACACTATTGATGAAATACAATCCTTAATGGCTTATTACCGTAAGCGAATAAAGGAACTTGAGGCTACCTGATCATTGAAAACTACCGTCATTAAGAAGCGTGTAATCGTTGGCTTAAATGAAAACGGCAGACGCATCGGTGAAAGCCATGCAGCATCTAAGCTAACCGATCACGAGATAGACTTAATACGAGAACTCTATGATGATGGTATGAGTATCAGCGAGATAGCAAGAAAGTTTGAAATAGCTAAATCCTATTGCTGGGATATATGCCATTACACTAAACGCTGTCAGACTATTAGCAGATTTAAAGAGATTGAAATAACCGTACTGATAACAGACAATGACTAAACTAAAACCAGCAGGCGACAAAGCTAAGTGTCACGGACAATCCCATGACGGAAGATTACAATGTGGTTATCGTGAATCATGTGGAAGATACATGCGACCTATAGCACACTATCAAACATACTCTGAGTTTTACAAGTACCAAGACGATGATTGTGCTTACTTTGAGCCAATAGCAAAGGGTGAGTGATTATGGATAGTATGGACTTATTTTTTAAAGCATCTTTAATCATATTGCTACTTGTAGCGTTTGGATTTTACACTGCTGCCATGTGGATAAGTTATAAGACAGGTAGTAGATATGCTTTCCAAGCGCCATTGCCACCATTAGGGAAAGAGAATGATGATGGAAAGTGTAACTGAAAAAAAATCAGAAAAAATCAGAGGTAAGAATGGTGGCGTTAGACCTAATGCTGGTAGAAAAGCAGGAGCACCTAACAAGATAACAGCCGAGATTAAAGCCATTGCACAAGAGCATGGACAAAAGGCTATCGAACTGCTGGTTGATATGATGTATTCAGCACAATCAGATAGCACTAAGGTTATGGCTGCTAAAGAACTACTAGATCGTGGCTATGGTAAAGCAACGCAATACAATGAAGTTAGTGGCAATATGAGTTTAACCGTACTCACTGGCTTACCTATCAGCAATGACAAACCAAGTAATTGATCTCGAGTACAGGCCGCGAGAGTGGCAAAAAGAGTTTCACTTAAACATTAAGCGTTGGAATGTAGCGGTACTTCATAGACGTGCTGGTAAGACAGTGTTAGCTATTATGACGCTGATAGACAAAGCACTAAGAGCAGAACCTAACACAATGGCACCTTCTAGGTTTGGCTACCTAGCACCATATCTGAATCAATCTAAGTCAATCGCATGGGGTATGCTCAAGCATTATGCAAGCAAGATACCTAACACCTTCATCAATGAATCAGAACTCTATGTGCGCTTTCCACATAACAACGCAACCATAAGACTATACGGTGCTGACAATAGCGATTCACTACGCGGTGGTTACTTTGACTTCATTGTACTAGACGAGTTAAAAGACATTAAGCCTACGGTATGGCATCAAATCATCCAACCAGCACTAGCAGACCGCAAAGGTGGCGCGTTGCTAATGGGTACACCATCAGGCAGTAACTTACTATCTGAAGTATTCTACAAAGCACAAAGCAATGACGAATGGTACTCATGCCTAAAAACTGTGTATGAAACTGACGCGCTTGATCCTGACGAGATAGCATCATTACAAACTAACATGGGTGAAGCTGAGTTTGCACAAGAGTTTCTATGCAGTTTTGAAGCTGGCGTTGATAACATCTTGCTATCTATGGCTGACGTTGAAGAAGCTAGTAAGCGACAGATTGGCATAGAGGCTTATGAGTTTAGCGCCAAAGTCATTGGCATTGACGTAGCTAGACAGGGTTCAGATCGTAGCGTTATTTACAAGCGACAAGGCTTGGTAGCGTTTGAACCATTAGTATTTAAGAACATGGATGGTATGACACTAGCAGGCGCAGTCGCACAGCAGATGGAACAATGGCAACCTGACGCGGTATTCATTGACGGATCAGGTGGCTACGGTGCTGGCGTGATTGATAGGCTAAGACAACTAGGGCATAACGTCATTGAAGTACAGTTTGGCGGTAAGGCTAGTGATCACAGGTTCGTGAACAAACGATCCGAGATGTGGGTAAAGATGGCTGAATGGATTAAGACAGGTGGCGCTATCCCTAACAGACAGACGCTAAAGGTTGATCTTACTGCACCAACATACACACACGCTAACGCAGCAGGCAAGCTACAACTAGAACCTAAAGACGCAATCAAGAAGCGTATAGGCTATTCACCTGACGAGGGCGACGGCTTGGCTTTAACCTTTGCTTTCCCTGTAGCACCACGTAGCATGAACCTAACTCCTCGTTCGCATAACAAAGCACGCAATGAATACAATCCTTACGACAGGGCATGATACGCCTTTTGTTAGCATACTGAGCATACGTGATCAGTGGGTTCAAGACTTCTTGTGGCACTATGTTGTACCTGAAGATATACGTTTTGATTACACAAAGCTAGACGCAATTAAGTTTATTGAAAGCCAAGTTTATAGTGGCGATCAAGTCTTAGTAGGTAATGGCGATGTGATTATGAGATGTGTAGTCCACAATCAGTACGTAGTTGAACCGCATATATTAGGCAACGGTAAGCACTTTAGAAGTGTGATGGAAGCCAGTATAGAATTGGCTAGGCAACAAACAGACTTGAAACAAGTGGTAGTGTGGACAAGTCACAAAGCAATTGGGCGTATCTTAAATAAATGCAACTTTAAACTAACAGGCACAGTGCCTAACTATCACTTAACCAGTGATGGATTAAAAGACGTAATGCACTATACGAGGGAAATATGAAACGCTTTCACCAAATCTTACTAGCACTGGCGCTTACTGCGTTTTCTCAACTAGCATTAGCAGGCGGAGGTGGTAAAGCACCACCAGCCGCACCACCACCACCGCCAGCGCCTGAAATGCCACAGCCAACTAAGTCGTCAGAACCGGCAACATTTAAACGTAAGAACAAACAGGCGGGTGCTATGGGTACGACTGGCACTATGCTTACTGAAACAGATGCAACCCAAGCTGAAGCAGGTGTGAATCTTGGTGGCAATACTTTATTGGGAAGTTAGACTATGCCAGCCGTAGGTAGAGGTAATCAACCATTAGCTTATACGCCACCTAAAGGCTATCTAAGAAACTTTACCTATGACAAGTTAGGTAATGTTTACGGTGAATCACCTGAAGGCATGAAACAACAACTTAACGGCTTGATGATTGATACTAAGAGTTTACCAACGGCTGCAAAACAAAACCCTCGTGGCGGTCGTGGTTTATATACTCCTGACTATACTCAAGGCGGTGCGGTGAATCGGTTGAGTTTTGATAATGCTGGAAACCTATACGCTGAAGCAGGCGGTAAAAAGGTAGCGGTATCGGGTTATCAATCAGACCCTAACGCAATCTCACGCAGTCAAGGCTCACTACCTGACGCTAACAATGCCTATGTTAAATACGATGGCAATGGTTTATTTGTAGAAGTGCAGACAAACTATGGTGGCAATCCAATAACTGCTGCTTACGCTAGACAAGCATTGCAAGAAGCTAAGACTGCTGAAGGTACAAGACTATCACGTAAAAGTGGTAGGCAAACATCCACATTAGGTGGCGCACCAACATCTACTGCTGCTGGTTCAAGGCTTGCAGATGAAATCAATTTACGGAATCGTAAAGGCACACTTATTACATGATCACAGAAAACACACCAAGACAGAAATATCTACGACGCAAAACATCTTTATGGAATGAGCGTTCATCATGGGTATCTCATTGGCGTGAGATTAGCGACTATCTTTTGCCACGTTCAGGTAGGTTCTTTGAACAAGACCGTAACCGTGGTGAAAAGAAACACAATCATATCTACGATTCAACTGCTACACGCGCACTAAGAGTATTGGCGGCTGGCATGATGTCAGGGATGACTTCACCAGCAAGGCCGTGGTTCAGATTAGCTATTCAAGATTCTGACATGATGGAGTATGAACCCGTCAAGATATGGCTAGATGATGTGTCTAAGCTTATGCGCGAGATATTCTCACGTTCTAATACCTATCGTTCACTTCACATGGTTTACGAAGAACTAGGTGCGTTCGGTACAGCAGCAACAATCATTCGCCCTGACTTCAATGATGTAGTGCGTCACTATCCTTTAACCATTGGTGAGTATGCTTTATCAGCTTCAGCGCGTGGTGAGATTGACACTATCTACCGTGAAGTGCCTATGACGGTAGCGCAAGTCGTAGAAGAATTTGGGATTGATAACGTATCTAAGTCAGTCAAGAATCAGTACGACAGAAATAACTTAGATCAATGGATTACCGTCATGCACGCCATTGAGCCACGTAAA